TCTCTGTATGAGTTAACTGTAATTGGCCAAATATCTGTAATTATATTTAGCATTTGTTCAGCAAGTACCTGAATTTCCCATTGTGCTCCTTCATGAGTTCTAAGATCAATAAACTTAAGAATATTGCTTAAGTTTGCTGTAGCGTAATACTCTGTATAGAGATTTTGTGGAAGTATCATACGTGCTTGCTCTCTAGCAACGCCTTTTTTAATCATGTCGTTATAGAGCCCTAGAGAAGATTGAACGTGATATTCTACAGCTTCGTTGCATAGTCTACTCTCTAAAAGAATTGGGTAAGAATCCATTTGTGGATTGATTAGTTCTTCTACATTAGAAGCTTGTCTATTAGACTTATGCTGAGTTCTATAGGATTCAGGAATATAAAACTCTAAGTTTGAGTCTGTGTATCTTCTCGAGATTTCATTATATGACCATGTCCTATGTCTGTGATGTTGTGATCTTACAAAGAGTGGTACTTTAATTCTAAAAGTTGCAATATTATGCTCAAGAGTTGAAGTATGACGATGCTTAATAAGATAGTTTATTAACTTTTTATCTTTATCATCTAACTCTTGCTTTTCTACTCCAAAAGATACACGTGCAGAATTAACTACAGTAATATCTTCTCCCATAGACTGGACTAGCTCTATGCTTCCAATATTGTCATTATAAAGATAGTGTATATTTGTCATTTAAAACCTTTTGTTTAATAATATAGATTATATGACAAATATAATATTTTTACACAAAATTTAAACTATATTTTCATCTAATCCGTAATACAACTTTTCTGCCCAAGGAATAACATCCCATTTCTTTGCTGAAATGTTGTGGTGGCCTACAATGCTATATTTAGCAGCTTCTGCTACAGGCATTACTTCTAAACTTTCACAAACTGGCTTTTCACCTAGACCTGTTGCTTCTCTTAACGACTGCAAGAATTGACGACAAACATCAGCAAAATCGTCGCCAATCATTACCATTTTTCGACCTCTTACTCTTGCGTCAGGGATCTTACAAACTTGAAGTTCTGCGTCAGGATACCATTTTTTAGTTTTTTCCCAGTATTTGTCTTCTGGATGCATACAAATATCAACGCCAATCGAAGGTGCATTGAACTTTCCTGCATGATATGCGACAAGACCTGTGTCTAAGCATTGTAAAATTTCGTATTCACCTGTCTTGTGATTTCTACCAATTAAAAAGTGAGAAGAAACGTGTCTTCCTTTTGCCATGTTAAAAACATTATAACAGTGTCTTGTATTTAATCCTCCCCAATGAACACAAATTGATTGTGGGTCTTTCTTTCTTGTATACCAATTTTTTGTGCCATCATCTAACTCATATAGAGGTGCTGACCAGTCAACTTCTAAAGGAGAGTCAATAGGAACAACTTTACCCATATGCATAATAACAGGCATGCCGTAATAGTCTCTTACAGCTGCATGAGTATTAGGGCCATAGACACCGTCTGCTTTTACACCGACTTCTTGTTGTAATGAAATTACATAATCTTTATTTTTATTTAACGTACTGAATTGTTCCATATTGTCTTCCTTAGTCTAGTTCAATAGTAACAGTAACTTTTCCTTTTAAAGTTGGAACTCTAAGTTGCTGAACTATGTTGTGTTCTTTTGCTTCTTCAGCTTCTAAAAACCAATCTGCATGACCTTTGTCATGTATTAAGTCTAAAAAGTAATTATCAGGCTTTCCACAGTTCCTAGCCATCATTACATAAAGTTTTTTGTTAAGTCTATCAGATTCTCTAGCATCAGCTTTAAGCTCTTCTACTTTACCAAATGCCATAGTAGATACATCGTGAATCATCATTACTGCATCTTTATCCATGAATCTAAGTCCTTCTTCACCAAACGAAGCAAATAAAGCTCCACAAGACATTGCCTTGCCCTTAACAATTGTTGCAACTGGAATCTTAGAAGACTTAAGTGTGCCGATCATAGAAAGCAAAGAATAAGCTTCTCCTCCATAAGAATCAATAACAACAGGAATAACACTTTGTCCTGTGTTTTGTGCAGCACTAATTAATGTAGCAAATTCATTTGCAGACTCTTCGTCAAATTTATTAATAGTAATAACAACAGGGTCACTTCTAAGCTCAATATCTTTAATAAGTGGAGACACGTCTGCAATAAAATTAATCATAAAATAACCTTTCTTTTGTTTTGTAGTATTATATTAAGTTTTAAAAAGTTTACATTTGTTTTAGTGCATCAATTGTAATTGCACCAATTTTTCTAGAAACTTCTTTGCCGTCTTCTAATACTACAAAAGTAGGCACATTCATAACTTGATATTGTGTTGCTTTATCCATGTCAATAGATATATCGATAATTTTCATGTTCATTTCTGCCTGAATGCTTTCATTAAGCATTTTTTTCATTTGTCTACAAGGTCCACACCATGGTGAACTAAAAAATAATATTTCTTTACTCATAATCTTTCTTTCTTTATCCTATTAATTCCCAACCCCAACTATCTCCGCTCATTCCATCAGCGTTATAGTCTGTTACAGTTCCTTCGAAGAAGTTTTTGAAGGAATCACCATTAATAATCCAATCCAACCAATCTAAAGGATTAGTCTTTACCTTAAAGTTAGGTTTAAGCCCTAACTGAATTAAACGTCGATCTGCTAGATATCTAATGTATTGCTTTACTTCTTCTTTGTCTAGTCCTTCAATGTTACCCATTTCATAAGCTAAATCGATAACCTTATCTTCTAGTTTAACAGCCTGACGATACATTTTATAAATTTCTTTTTTAAATTCGTCGTTTACGATTCTCGGGTGCTCTTTTACATACTCCCTAAATAAATGAGTCATTCCTTGAACGTGCATTGTTTCGTCTCTAATTGACCATTCAACGATTTCACACATTCCTTTCATTTTGCCAAACCTTTGGTAGTTTAGCAGCATTACAAATGCTGAAAATAAACTCATTCCTTCATTACAAGCTGACTGTGCAAGTGCTAGACCTAAACCTTTTTTGGTGCTAACATCATTTTGTTGCATGAATTCAATCTTATCACTCATCTCTTTATACTCAAGAAAAGCACTATATTCCTCTTCAGGCAATCCTAGTGTATCGTTCAAAAGAGCATAACTTCTTTGATGTGTGCCTTCACGATTTGCAAAACTTAATAGCATACTCCTAATTTCATTATTCTTAAACTTAGGAATAAACAGATCACAATAGTTTCCTCCTACCTGTACGTCACTTTGTGTAAACAGTCTAAGAATCTGTGTGATATGGTTTTTCTCCTCAGAAGAAATCTTTCCGCCCTTCCATTGATTAACATCTTCAGCTAGCTTTGCTTCCCAGCTTCCCCAATGAATCTTTTCGTGGCTTTCTGCGATTTCCATTGCCCAGGCGTATTTAAAGGGCTTATACGTTGTGTTGTATTTTAGTAATGACATATGTTTAACCTTTGTAAAATCCTTGTATAATAATTATCCTTGACAGCTCAAACATTCGTCAGGATCTGCGAAGTCCTGTAGTTTATCTTGTTCAACCTTTTGACTCACCTTTTCTGCTGAAGCGCCTGCGTTTGTTCTAAGATAATATAGACCTTTTAACTTTTTCTTCCAAGCTCTAATATGAACTGCATTAACAATAGCTTTATCTGTTCCTGCCGGGAAAAATAAGTTGACACTTTGCCCTTGACATATAAACTCTTGTCTATCTCCAGCATGATCAACAATCCATCGTTGATCTAATTCAAATGCAGTTTTAAATACTTGCTTATGCCAGTCTGACATATATTCTAAATGTTGTACAGAACCTTCTGCAAGAATTATTGATGTCCATTGTTGTTTCATCCATTCATCAATGTCACTATCATCTTCAGACCAGTAACTTCTTAAAACTTCTTCTAAGTGTGGATTCTTTACCAAGTAAGAACCAACTCTTGTGCGGTGTGTATATGCATTACTCTTCCAAGGTTCAATAGAAGGTGATGTCCCAGCTATAATAGAAGAGTTAGCGTTAGGAGCAATAGCTAAAAGGTGAGCATTTCTAACACCGTAGCCAGTACCATCCGGGCATTCACCTTTAATTTTGGCTAACTCTATTGTTTTCTGTTTTGCTTTTTCTTTGATATCCATGAATATACCTTTATTTGCTGCAACAGCAATACCAGATTCAAACGGGATATTCTTTTTTTGAAGATATGCATGAAAACCCATAGCTCCTAGACCTAAGCTTCTTTCAGCACGTGCTGATTTAATAGCTCTACCTAAAGCTTCTGGTGCATTATCAACAAAGTAAGTAATAACATTATCTAGATATTCAATAAGATCAGCAACAATTGTCGTATCTTTCCACTCATCGTATTTTTCAATATTAAGAGAACTTAAGCAACAAACAGCACTTCTTTCTGAAGAAGTTGCCAAGTGGATCTCATTGCAAAGATTTGATCCGTGTATTTTTAAACCTAGATCTTTTTGAAACTTCGGGAGATGTCTATTCGCTTCATCAATAAAATTAACATAAGGCTCTCCTGTTCTAAATCGAACCTGTATAATTCTTTGCCAGAGTTGTCTTGCATCTACTGTATCTCTGATTGTGTTTTCGTTTGGGTCTTTTAAATCCCATTTATCACCATTTACAACTGCTTCCATAAACTCGTCTGTAACGTTAACAGCATTGTTTAAGTTAAAACACTTACGATTAACATCACCGCCAGTTGGAACTCTAATGTTTAGGAACTCAACAATATCTGGGTGTGATACGTCCATGTATGCTGCATATGAGCCTTTACGAGTTTTGCCTTGTCTATATGCAGTCATATCACTATCAACTGTTTTTAGAAACGGAACAGGGCCTGGTGAAATAGTACTATTAGATCTAACATCACTCCAGTGTCCTCCTACACCACCTCCTTTTACAGACATCCATCTTAATTCATCTGAATGTGAAATAAGTCCTTCTAAAGAATCATCAACATATGTTAAGAAGCATGAAATAGGTAATCCTCTTGTAGATTCATTAGGAGAAGGTGCATTTGATAAGATTGGAGAACTAAACATAAACCAGCCTTGAGAAGCGTAGTCATAAATTCTTTGTGATAATTCTATGCAACCATCAGAAAATGCTACAGCAGCTCTTGCAAAGCTTTCTTGCGGTGACTCTTCATTGTCGTTCATATAATAATCACGCAACAAATTTCTTGAAAAGTCTGTAAGTAAGTTGTCCCTATCTAAGTCTATAGTAATACCATAGCATTCTTTTTTCATAAATATTCCTTTATCTAATCTGAACTGCCAATCTTCCCGGACTTTCTCTGTGAAGATTCAGTAATATTTAAATATTCTTCTTCATCTACAATAGAGAAATGATTGTCACATTTGACAACAACAACTTGGACTGGTAGTTTTGTATATGCGTCTAATTTATACTCTTCAGAACCAGTGTTAATTAAATTAACAAATACTTCGCCAGTATATCCGCTATCAATAACGCCTGCTCTAACTTTAAGAGGAGTCTTAGTAATTGAACCACGCTCTTGAATAAGTGCTACATAACCTTTTGGAACTTGCATTTTAAGGCCTGTGCCGATTAACACCTTATGATTTTTTGGTAAAACTGATTGTGGTAAAATTGTTACCTTGTCTCCTGCATTATATAAATCAAGTCCTGCACTCTCTCCATTATATGCAGGTATATAGTCTTTTACATCAATATCGTTATTTTGTAATGCAAATTTTAAATTATCGTTTAAACAAATATTAATCATCTTTTTGATTTACCTCTTTCCATTTTTCTCTTAGTTTTTCTTTCATTGTATTGTTGTCTTGTGCAACTGCTTCATTTAAAGTCATTTCAGTATCATCTAAGATTTCAAACTTAGATTTAGCAGTATCAATATGAAGCGGGAATAATAAACCATCTCTACCTGCACGATTCTTTGCTACGAAAATACGTCCACCGCCAGTTGACTTTTCCATAGGCTTTCGGCTAATTGAAAGAACAACGTCAGCAACCTGAGCCTTACCATATGATTCTCCAAGATTTTCTAATCCAACAACATCTGATTTAGAAGAATCCTTATTGGCTTGTGACGCTGTCCAAATAGGAATATTTAATTCTACAGCAAGATTTCTTAATTCTGTATAAATTAATTTTAATTCATGTCGCAATGAGTCATATGCCTTAGATGACTTCATAACATCAGCATAGTCGACTGTAACTAGACTTGGTCTAAATCCTTTTAACGTAAGCTTTTCAATGTGATTACGTAAAGTCATAACAGAAGCAGAGCCTGTTGGGTATTCTTTAATAATAAGTTTACCTAGTTCCATCTTTTTATATTTGTCAATAACTTCTTGCTTTCTTTCAATAATTTCATTAGAGGGAATATCACACAAGTTTGAGTCATATCTTTTACCAGTATCATGTTCTGATAATTCGAAAGTATAGTGAATTACATTTTTGCCAGCACGCATAGCAGCACATCCCATAGCTACTAAGAAGTGTGACTTACCTACACCTGTATTTGCTGCAACTACACCTAGTTCACCTCTACCTAAACCACCTCTAAGGATATCTTGTGAGTCAATCTTATCTAATCCTGTTGGGCATACCTGTCTATTAATTTGAACAAAACGTGCTTCAATATCATCAAAGAAATTGTGTCCTGATGAATTTGGCATGCCTACAGAGATAGCTTCTTTCATAATGTTTAAAACAGACTCATACTTTTCTGTTTGAATAAGCTCTACACTTTGTTCTAGCGCATCACGAAATGCTTGTCGCTTACAAAATTCCAATGACTTATCTTTTACATATTGTAAATCACCCATGTCAGGATTTGTTTTCATTCTATGCAAATATTCAATAATCTGGTCTCTTAAAACGTGATCTTTAGATTTAGATAAATCTTCTTTGATAATAGTAATAAGAATCGTAAGAGTTGGAAACGTCTTATATTTATTGTAATAAGAGTAATATCTTTCACAAAGAAAAGAAAGATACTTTAGATCAAAGTAGTCTGGGCTCATAACTTCAATCATTTGAGCTGACCAGTGGATATCTGTAAGCATGCTTTGGAAAACCTTTTCTTGGAAAGGCTTACCAAATTTAGAAAAGTTTTTGTTTTGACTCATTAAATATTATTCCTTAGAGACGATTTAAGTGCTATTAAAAATGTGTGAATATTATAAAAGTTCAAGCCTTCTCGATTTAAGATTTTAAGAAGCTTCATTTTATTAATGTTTGACTCTTTATTTTCATACTGATAGTTTATTTTTTGGATTTGATCAGCACTTAACATAGCTGAGTCCAAATACATTAATTTCCAGTTTTTATGTAATAGTGATTTGTTATTTATTATATTATCAAAAAGTTTTAATTTACACTTGGAATTAACTTTTTTGTCCGCCTCACTAATTATATCATCTAAATAAACTTCTTTTTGCTGGATTAATTCTGGAAATCGTTTGACCATAGTTTTAATGCCAGCTCCTTTGATACCTTTTATACCATCACTAGAATCTCCAGCAAAGCATCTAACTAGACAAAAGTTATGTGCTGGAACTTCCCATTTGTCTAATACATATTTTTCATCTATCAATTGTTTCTTGTTGGGAGACCAAATTTTTGTGTTTTCGTCTAAAAGCTGATAATAGTCCTTATCTGATGTAACAATTATTTTTTCATGATCAACATTTTTTGTTTTTGTCAAATAAGCAATAATATCATCAGCTTCACAGTTGTCAATGTATATTTGTGTAACAGGCGTTTCATAAAGTATTTCAATAAGAATCTTTAGTTGATTGTCTCTGTTTTCAGATGTATCAGGAATATCGTTATAATAAGAACTTCTATTTAACTTTACAGGTCTACGCCCTTCTTTGTAGCTAGGATCAATACTTCTACGTCTAGCAGATCCACCTGCTTCCCATGCTACAACAATTTTCTGTGGATTAAACTTGGCTGATAAATGTTCTATGTTACGCAAAAACCCGACAATGCCTCCACATAAATTTCCATTTAGAGACTTTGTCGGGTTTGCTGCAAAATGTCGCATAAAAACATTCAAGCCGTCAATGTATATAACAGGCTTGTTGTTCATAAATACCTACTTTAACATTTCAAATGCTTCTGCATGTTCTTCCATAATATGGTCGTGAACTGCCTTGATATCTGTATAACTTTCTGTGTCAATATCTGGGTCTTCAGACTCATTCTTCCTAATCATTGCTTTTTCTAAAAGCATGTCTACATATTGACCATACTCAGGATGATTTACTATTTCGTGAAAGTCTGCTTTATAAAACTTCTTTTCAATGATTTGTTCACCTTCGCTGTTATAAACTTCTAGATGTTTCCATGCACCATTTCCGCCTATTTCAATTGTATAACCATCAATCTCTTCAGAACCATGCTTTCTTAATAAGTCAAACATTTGTTCATGTTCTCTAATTCCTTTACCAAAATGGATTTCAAATTCGCAAGTTCTAAAAGGAGCTGATACTTTGTTTTTAATTGTTTTTGCTGAAACGTTGATGCCAATTGGCTCTTTATCTTTATTAAGAATCTGTGAGCCTGCGCCTAACTTAATACGTACTGAACTGTGGAAAGGTATTGCCATTCCACCAGGTGTTGTAGTTGGGTCACCATACATTACGCCAACTTTTGTTCTAATTTGATTTAAGCAAACCATAAGCACTTTTTCATTTGCAATAATACCCGTAATCTTTCGCATGCCTTTTGAAATAGCACGAGCTTGCAGACCAATACTTTCTTTATCATAGTCACCTACAAGCTCTGCCTTAGGTGATGTTGCAGCAACTGAGTCCCAAATAATAGTTACAGGAACATCTTTGTCCATTGCTTTTGCTTTAATAATAGTAGACTCAGCGATAGAAAGAACATCTTCTGTGCAATGTGTATCTACATATACAAACCTTTTTGATATGTCTACTCCAAGCATTCGTAGATTATCAATTGATGTTGCATTTTCCGTGTCAATATAGACTACAATTCCGCCCATTTGCTGGGTTGATCTAGCAATTTGTGTTGCTATGTGAGACTTACCAATAGAAGGCGGACCAAAAATTTCAACAATTCTTCCTTCTGGTAAACCTCCGTCTTTTCTATTTGCAATAATATAGTCTAATTGTTTAGATCCAGTGCTTATCCAACGCTTAACATGAGTAGGCGACTCATCTGTGCTAAGATTATAAGCTACACGGTTGCCTCTTTCTTTATTAAGAGACTTAATTAGATCAGCTGTAAAGTCGTTTAATGGTTCTTTTTCAGCTACTTCTTCTTTTACTTTTTTACCTCTAGGCATAAATACTCCTTCTATAAAGGGATTATATTATAGTTCTATTAATTCTACAATTTTTAGTTACAAAAAAGCCAGCATATAGCTGGCACTTTTAAATCAGTATTACAATTATTATAGTGAGTCTAAATCAGCAAATGCATCATCTAAGCTTTGATACTTTCCGCTAATTGCATCAGGCGAGTTTTGGTCGACTGACTGTGTTGATCCACCACGAGTTGTTTCTTGCTTAGTGTCTTCATCATCATTAAGCCACTCGTTAATAATTCTTTCCAACTCTTCATAAGACTTAAGCTCGAACAAGTCATTAACATCTGGGATATTATCAAGCCACTGCTTTGACTTACTGCTGTCCTCAGACAAAGGAGAATCTTTACCACGAGGTCTTACATCTGTTGTTGCCCATTGCTGTCCTGGATTCTTTTGACAATTAACACGAACATCACGTCCTTCATGCGGGTCTGTAATATCGCCGTAGTCTTCATCAAGCATATAGTTTAATAGTGTTTGATAAACTGTTTTACCAAATGCCCATAATCTTACACCTTTATCTTCTTCACCACGAACAACAACAGGAGCGTAACAACGCATCTTAGGATAAAGCTTCTTTGCTAGTTCGTATGATTCTTTAGAACCTTCATCACGTAACTTTGTAATAAGTTCTTGAATCGGATCTGGCTTGTCGAATTGATAAGGTGCAAGAAGTCCTGGATTATTTCCAATGTTATAATAGAACATCATTTCTTTAAACGGTTGACCGTCATTGTTTGGATAAGCAAGAAGTCGAACAGTTGTTTCTGCACCTTCTTCAGGTCGCCACATGACGTTTTTCTTTGAATTTTGACCGCTTAGTTGTCCAAGTTTCTTGCGAATTGCTGCTAGATCAATAGCCATAAGTATTAATACCTTTCATTTTGTATTTGTTTAAATTTTTAATTGGTTAAATTTTTAATTTGTTTTTTATGTGGACCAATTATGTCTACATTATATGTCATATATTTTTAATTTACACTTATTAGATTAAATTATTTTGCTTAATAAATTGTACAAGTGCTTCTGTGTTCTCTGATCTAAATTGTTCTTTACCATTAGATGAGTAATTGTTTTTTCCGTCTTTTCCAAAAAACATAATTGCTTTTTTTATTTTTGCTCGGTCTCTATTCTGGAGGCCTTGTAGCATTAGAGTGCAAAAAGAGTCTAGCTGTGATGGACTAAAAAATGTTACAAAATTCATTTTAAGCTGATTTATATCATTAATAAAATTTATGTACTTAAAAACATTATAGGCAAAATTTGAAGAAGTAGGATTATCTAACTGATCTATGAACGAGTCGATTCGCTTGTTAATTTGTGCATCTAATAATTCCCGATATTTTTTTTCTCCCATTCGCCTTCTGCCTCTTATCTCTTTTGTTCTAAACTCAGCGTAAACAAGGGCTTGAACACTTTGAAGAACATTAAAGTCTTCGTTAGGAACTTTAAAAAACTTTTTTTGTCCGTCTCTTGTCATATTAACAGCAGCAGCTTCAATCGGGCTATTAATATTTAAGTTACTAGATGGAAATACTAGGCTTATTAGTTTTCTAATCCTAGGTGCTATATATTTTTTAACATCAGACTTTACAGGTTGATCTGGATCGTTTCCTCGCCCTTGGCGTAAATTTTGTACGTCTAAAATTAAAGCATCAATTTCACTAATAATTTCTTCGTTATCAGAAATATTAGGCTGTAATGGAATGTCTTCCGGCAAAAGTACCGTAAGGTTTCCACCAGGAAATCCTCTTCTTTTATATTTATAAGTACCAGTT